GACGCTTGAGTAATCATTTGACCACTTGCTTGGTCAAAATAACTGCGAGGCTTTGATAACATCTGTCCTGAAATATTAGCATTAGCCAATTCTGCAAGAGTGGGCTTCTCGCCTTTCTGCAATTTAGTCTCAACAATTCTTAATGCTTGAATATAACGCTCATCACCAGTCAGTTTTTCTGGTTGTAATGCTTTAAGAGTTTGCGCTTGGTTAAGTGCAATTTTTGACTGTGATTCAGCTAATGATTTAGCTTTTTCAATCAATCCTACAGCAAACTCACCATCTCCAAGACCTGCGGCTTGTTTTGCTACAGCAACAAAAGACTCTGGATCATTTACGTCAAGCTGTTGCAGTAATTGATTACGTTGAGACATTTTCTTCATTTGTGGGTCTTCAATACCCAAAGCACCCGCAAAGCCACGACCTAGTTGACCAACACTTGCCATTAGATTAGCCTGTGCAGCAGCACCTGGTGAAAGTTGCGCTAACTCAGCACCTCTTTTAAGGTCTTGTTGGTACTGTTGACCCTGATACATTTGTGGAGTCATACCAAACAGACCCGCTACGATATTTTCTGCCATGATAATTCCTTACAAGAATAAGCCAAGGTCTTGATTACCATAAGCTAAACCAGTTCCAAAACCAGAAGAGCCTAAACCTGTTCCGCTAAATGCAGACTGCAATCCACCACCAAACAGTCCACCAATTGCTTGACCAAACTGAGCATTAGGACTACCTGCCGCTATCAATCCTTGAGCCGCTAGGTTTCTAGTAGCGTCAGCACTAGTTGCCAAGTTTGTACTTAATTGTGCGCCTGTTAAACCAAGTCTTCCAACATTTGCACCTGCTTGAGAACTAATTTGTCCTAAGTTGATGCCTGTTGTTAAAGGTTGTTGACCCAAAGCCTCTAAACCTTGTACTTGTCCCAAAGCAGTCGTAAAAGGAGCGTAAGAGGCTTGTTGACCACCATAGTATTGACCCATAGCTTGAGCGCCTTGACCCAAGAGACTTGAGCCAAACAATACATCTCTCTGACCCAATTGTTGTGCATTGGCTGCCAACTCAGCCTCTTGTCTAGCACGAGCATTAAATAGAGCCTGTAATTCAGGAGTTGTAGCACCCAAATCACCGCCTTGAGCAACAGAAAGACCCATGCGACCTTGATTTCTTAGTTTGGTTTGCAAATTAGCAAGTTCCAACTCACGACCTGGTTGCAATAGAGCCATCTGTTCAGCAAGATAATTCTTAGCAACATCTTGTGGTGTTAGTGCTAAATATTTATTTCCAAGCGTAAACAAACTTGTAGCGCCTGTCTGCAAAGGAGCAAACTGTTGTTGAGCGCCTTCTGCTTGTTGCAAACCAGACTCAGCCAACTTTACCAAGCGGTCTTGAGCATTCTTAGCTTCGGGGCTTAGTGTGTATCCTGCGCTTGTCAATTGACCTGTTACTGGATCGACTTGGAATTGTGAAGTACCAAAACGAGTAGTCATGCCAACAGGTCTAAACTGAGATGCAGCCTTGGCAGCGGCAGTTTCAGCATCAATACGAGCTTGCGCTCTTTGAGCAGCTTCACGAGATTCTTGCATCTGAAGCAAACTACCCGCAGTTCCTAGTCCACCAGAGAAAAGGTTTGCTAAACTACCAGAAGTAAGACCTCTACCCAATGTAGATGTGGCAGTATTTGCAAGTGTAGAGCCTAATGTAGAACCAAGTGTAGAACCTAAAGTAGAACCAGCTACACCAGTTGTTAATCCACCTAAAGTAGAACCAAGAGTAGAGCCACCAAGCAAAGTATTAGCGCCAGTTAAAGAGCCACCAGTTAAGCCACTAAGACTGCTACCGCCTGTTAAACCGCTGAGACTGCTACCCGCAGTCAAGCCGCCAGCGCCACCCGTTTTTGCGACAGCAGGGGCTACCCCACTTGTTACAGCAGGACTTAGTAAACCCGCTGTACTTGCCGCACTAGGAGTACCCGCACCAATAGCTAAATCTTGAGCAGTTAATTGGGCAATTTGAGCTGCTGTTAAGCCAGTAGAGCCAACAGTAGCATTAGCTAAAGCCGTATCAAAGGCTGGAATACCTGAAGCAACGCCCTCACCTAAGAAAGCACCATTTCCTATTGCAGGAGCACCAGCCGCACCCGCATTCAATAAGGTTGGCAATGTAAAAAGTAATGCCGCACCTATTGCAAACTCTTTTAAACCGCTTTTAACTTCTTGTTGAGTGCCAGTTTTCTCTACTTCACCAGTAGGTGTGTATTGGGTATACGCTCCACCTGCTTTGTTATCAGTAGCTTTGTAGGTAATAACATTCTCAAGTCCACCAACTTGCTGATCCATGCCAGAACCAGTAGTTTGATATACAGGTTGAACAATAGTATCGCCAAGTGTAATAGTCTGTCCATTAGGAATAGTAGCCGCTGCACGAGCCGCAACCGCACCCTCATCCAACCCAACAGCTTGAGCCATTTGAGCAGGAGAAACCCCGTATTGCTCCATAGCCGTGACGATCTGGGCATCAGTCATGCCTGGATTAGCAAGCAGGAAATCTACAATTTGTGCGCTAGTTACAGCCATGATTGCTCCTTATTGTGGCTCAACAGGCCAAGTAATTGTCCAAGGGAAACCACTCTGCAAAGGAACATCTCTCAATGCTTGGCAGTAGTCTTTCCACTCTTGTGATGGAGTCATATCGCTACGAAATCTCCAATCAGTTTCAGCTAGTTTATCATCACGGCTTTGACGAACACTCTTAGCCTGTTCAGCATCTTTCTGAGCCTTGTAAACAGTCTCATGCTCAAGGGCTGTAGTTGTTACGCCTTCAACAGTAGTATCTACAAAGACAGGGCCAAGCACATACTTTGTGTACCACTTGCCATCAACTTGCTCAACACCAGAGGCTTGAGAGTATTGGTAAACAGTACCGCCTGTAGCTTGTGGGCCTTCAAAGACTACATCAGCACCCAAAGCCTCTAAGACTTCAGTTGTTGTTGTTTCCCATGATGGGCCACCATTGGCTTTTGTGTATGCGCGAAATTCTGCTTCGTACATTACTTCGCCTGTTTGTGTTCGTATTTGCATGATGTTCCTTATGCGATAGCCAAAAAGATATATGTTCCACCACTTGCATTGATAGCGGCTGGCGCAGTAGAACTAATCTCAAACCCTGCGCTGTATGTGTCGATGTAGTCTGTAGAGGTTACTTGAGCAGATTGGGTGTTCAAAAGTAAGTAAGGGTCATTACCACTTACGATTCCTCGTGCCGTATCCCATACATACCAGTCACCAGTTGAGTCTGTACGCTTGATTAGGATAAACCTTGCACCTGCTGCGAAGCCACAATCGATTTGCTTTGTAGTAGCTGTGCCTGTGTAGCTTCCTACTTTGGAAACACCTGCACAAGTTGCAAATAGGTAGGCAACATGAGTTCCACCTGATTGGCTTAAATAACTACCCACAGTAAACTGGGTTGATGTTGGCGTTGTATCGTTCCAAATGTTTATCCAATAATCTACCGCTGTTGTATAGTTTAAATTCACATATCCACCATTGCCAATAAACGATGTGTAAACAAACCAAGCCCCCGCTGTTGTTGAATCTCTACGTTTAACAATCATTAACTCTGGGACAGCACCTAAGTTGTGGTTTAAAGTTAAATTACTTCCAGTCCCTGTATAGCAAACCTCATCAAAGAAGCTGGGGGCACGTCTGAACATCCAATTTGCATATATGTTTCCTGATGAAACTCCGTTAATCCATTCATTGCCATCTAAACCAACAGTTACACCAGTATTGTCAAAACTAAGCACAGAGTCTGTAGATGACATTTCTGCGGCAGTTGTATAAGAACGTAATTGAATAAATTTCCCACGCAGTCTGTCCCACCAAGCCGCACCATAAGCTAAGTTACTAGCTTGAGCAACAATTAAATCAGGTGCAAATCCTGCCGTAATTGGCGTGACTGTATAAGTTCCCGAACGAGAAACAGGCGCAAACACACTAGTCCCACTCGTAGGCACTTTCATCGGGCCTCTGCGAATGGCTATGTAGACGTAGGTTCGGCTTGCCCCGTAATTACCAATACTTTCAAAGCCCGTTGATGTTGGCCCTAAGTCATTGGTAGCTGAATTTTCTACGGCTGAAGTGTTTGGTATAAGTCTTGCTGTTGCCGCTGTTGGTTGTGTTACCAATCCACGCATATTGTCAAACATCTGCCAATCTTGAGCATTGCTAGAACATTTAATCATCATCCATTGTGGTTCATATCCAAGATTGACGCTAAAACTACCACCCGCATCAGTAGTAAACGACCCACACGAAATCACATTGTCTGTACCAGTTAGGCCAAAGCCTCCTGCGTTACTTGCAAACAAATATGCAACAAACGTGTTTCCTGAACCGTTAGTGCTTCCGCTTGTACCAACAGTAAATTGAGTGCTTGTTGGTGCTGTGTTATTCCAAAGGCTTGCGGCTGAATCAACTGCGTCTGTGGCATTTAAAAGTAGGAATTTGTCAGCACCGCCTAGTGATGAGTGATAAACAGGCCAAATAGACGTATCGCTTGTTTTTTTAACGATAATGCAAGCGGGTGTTGAACCTAAATTGTGAGCAATGTTTTGAGCAGATGCCGTCCCCGTATAAGTCACAACATCAAAGAACTTTGGTTGTTTTCTAAACGACCATGAGACATTTAAATCGGCACTTACATTCAAACCTCCTGCTGTACCAAGAGAAAAACCATTAGTATTAAAAGCCGTTAAACTATTTGCGGTAGATGTTTGTGCGTCTGTTGTGTTTGTAAAAAGTCTATTGTTTACACCACGAACAGTATCAACTAGGTTATGGTAAAAAGTGGTAGTTCTACTTTTAATCCAAACCAATCCACCTTTTGTAGACAAGTCAATGCCATTGGTAATTGTCTGTGTAGAGCCATTGCCTGTATAAAGAAATGTGCTAAACACATCCTCAATGTAGTTAGCCGCTACAGCCGCCTGTGCAAACTCACCAAAGCCTTGAGCAGAAGCCGCACCCCTTGTTTGTACTAATGGCATGGTCTTCCTTTAAGCAAACTTGGTCTGTGAAGTGAACACAGTAAATGCCGCATTGCCCGTCTTGACAATGGTGTACATATACACATCAACTGCACTTGCATTACCAGCCGCATACGCTGTACCGCCCTGATACTTGGGGGTCACAGTTGAGCCATCTACCTGAACCACAGAGTTATAGTAAGCAGTAGCACCGTTGGTCACCAAGAAAGCCACAGTCACAGACTGACCCGTAGACATGGCAGTGTTTAAAGAAGTACCTGATGAGGCTCTGAAGTTCACTGTCCAGTTTGCACTTGCGTTGCTTGTGAAATAACGAACAGATTGAGTTGTGATGTCGTAATTGATTGTGCCTGTAGCGGCTGTGGCTTCTACAGTGGCAACCTCTGCCGCATTGCTCAAGACTTCTGCAAGCACTGAAGATGAGCCAGCAAAGGTCTTTGTGCTTGTAAAGGTCTGGGCTGTAGATAGACTTGCCACATCAGACAAGGTGTTACTTCCAAATGCAATGGTCTTGTTTGTCAGCGTTTCTGAACCCGCCAATGTAGACAATGTTCCCGTTGTGGGGAATGTGACGTTTGTTGTGCCTGTCAGAGTCCTTGTATACGCAAAGTTGCCAGAGCCTGTGACTGTCATGGCAGCGTTGTTTGCTACCCCTGTACCGCCTTGTGCGGGGGTTACTGCTGTACTCGCATCAAGCAGTCTATACCAAACGCTACTGTGAGCAAAGTACATTGCACCATCTGAGTGACTGTGGGCAATAGCCCCGTGATAAGTAGCCGCAGAGGGGAAAGCCGCTTGGTTGGCATAGTAGAAAGGAAT